TTTAGATTAGAATTTACTGACAATCGTTGGCTCGAATGCACCGATAACCACAAGTTGTTTACTGATTATAATACGCGAACACCGGTGTCTAACTTAAAGGTTGGAGACACGGTGATGAGTATCAATGGCAAGTTGTCTGTGACATCTATAATTGATACTGGCAGAGTCGAGCCAGTGTATGACTTAATCGAAGTCGAAGACGGGCACCAGTATTACACCAATTCCCTACTGTCATCTAATTGCGAATTCATCATAGATGAAGAAACATTGATCGCACCTGCTAAATTATTAGATCTCGAAGCCAGTAATCACCTTTATAAAACAGGACAAGTCAGATGGTTCAAAGCACCTGTTCCTGGACAAATGTATGTTGTTGGTCTAGACCCCAGTCTGGGCACAGGCGGAGATCCTGCTGCAATACAAATCTTCGAAGCCAACACCACCGAGCAAATTGGAGAATGGACACATAATAAGACTCCTATACCAGAACAAGTAAGGATATTAAAAGATATTGTCAATCACCTATATGAAATTACAAAAGATGAAAACAGTATTTACTATAGTTTAGAAAACAATACCATAGGTGAAGCAGCACTGATCAGCATATCTGAATTAGGTGAAGAAAATATCAAAGGTTATTTTTTATCAGATACCACTGTGGTGACCAACAGTAGACGATTTAGAAAAGGTTTCAATACCACAAACAAAACCAAACTCATTGCCTGTGCAAAACTTAAAAACCTTATCGAAACCAATAAAATGAAATGCCATAGTGCTGCACTCATAGGAGAATTAAAAACTTTTGTTTCGTCGGGAGTGGGATATTCTGCCAAGCCTGGTGAAAAAGATGATCTAGTAATGGCCACATTGTTGGTTGTAAGAATGTTACAAAATTTACAAACTTTTTACAGTCATTTGGACAAACACATCAAAGATCACGATGACTTGATAATAGAACCTATGCCTTTTATTTCCATGTCCAGACTATAAATTTGCCACCATGTTCTTGGGGTACTTGATTAAGTTAATACAAACACAATCAGGCACCTAATTACAGTGATTAGATAAATATTATTATGAATAATAAAGACATTTTACCTCGCGCCATACACAATAATCTTATCACAAGGAATTTCAATGTGACGCTGAAAGATTCATCAACAGGCGATACACCCATTGATGAAAATGGAGAAATAGATTTCAGTCGTGTTGATCTGATACTGTTTCCCTACATAGGGCCCAGTGGAACAAATTACGGCACAGTCATTATTATTCCTGCAAATAAAGCTCTACAAATTTATTTCGGTGATAGATTTGGAAAGAACATGGCCGAGGAGGACAAATTAGATTGGTTTGGCTCTGATAATTCTCCTGGACTTTTAGAGCAATTACGAAAATTATCAGTGGCTCACGATTTCAATGCTTTTGAAGTAATGGCACCCAGTAGACTGAAATATACCAAGCAAGGTATTGCAGCATTGAAACAGGGCTTGTTGACAGAAAGTTTTGATGGTAATAAACGCATTAGTTGGACTCATGAATCAAGATCGGCACGATTAATGATCAAACACAGTAGACCCTTATTAGATGGCGAAGCCAGGCATCAATGCATAGAAAGTTTGTTTATAGAAACAGCCGAGGGCGAACGGTTTCGTTTACCATTCCGCAAATTATCCGGTGGTAGAGCAATGTTGGAACATGTTCGACAAGGTGGCAAACCCTATGACTTCAGAGGACAACATATAACAGAAATGGTTGAGCAAATTAATTTGCTATCACATTTCCGTAGAGCCAGTCAAAATCGAATTTTTGAAGGCCAGGCACAGGAATATATTAAACTTGCCGAAAATCATTTCTATGATCTTAGAAAAAATATAAAAAGTATTGGCAACAGTAGAGGTTATCAACGATATTTCGAATCCTGGAAACCGGAAGATATCACTCAAACTGAAATGGTTGTAGAAGATATAAAAAATTTATTTGTTGAGCAAACCATAGATCAAAGAATTATCAATGCTTTGCCAATTTTACAAAAAATCAAACCTTCGCTGAAAGAAGCAGATGAATTCGAAGATTGGGCCAATAATATTGTCAGCCCAATGGACAAAGATACCAAAGGCGAACAATTTGAATTACAAAAGTTGTTGACTGAACCATTGGAAGCCGGCCCCGAAGGAATAAATGCCATAGAATCACTGTATGACCTTGTCAAGGATGATGAGCTCAACACAATTATTCGCAACTATGCCAATGAAAATGGAGCTGAATCCAATGTCTGGGAAAGCCCAGAAGTCATGAATAGATTTGTTGAACTGGGGATACTACAGACTTCAGATCAATCCACCGAGGATGAATCTCAACCACAGGTCGATTTAGATCAAAACCAACAATCCGATCGTGTGGACGAAATAGCACAATTTTTGCCGGCTCTGGCTGCCGGAGCAGGTGCATTGGCCAGAGGTATAGGCTCTATAGCAAGAGCCGCTCCAGCAACATTGGGCGGAGCAGGAAGAGCATTATCTGCACTGGGATCTGGCAATGCTGCTGACAGTGCAGGAGATGAAGATGAAGATGAACAAACACGAAGAAGACAAGAACAAGCCGCAAGACAACTGGCACAAAAAATGGCAGGTGCCGAGATTGCCAGAGCACGGGCAGTAAATCAAGGACTGACCGAAGAATTACAAAGAATAAAACATTTGGCTAAACTCATCTAAAAATATTACATTTTCTTGTTGATAAACTAAATAATAACATGTATACTGTTCAACAGTATGCATTAGGCATACACAGGCAAAAACATAGGCACATTAAAGGAGAAAACTATGGCATCTTTAAAAGAAATCCGCGAAAGACTACAGGCAGCTGAACAAAAAAATAGCACCAACCCAGGCACAGGCGACAGCGCAATTTATCCGCACTGGAACATCGAAGACGGAGCAACAGCAGTAATTCGATTCTTGCCCGACGGTAATGAAAAAAATACTTTCTTTTGGCAAGAACGAGCCATGATTCGTTTGCCTTTCAACGGTATCAAAGGCGACACCGAAAGCAAAAATGTAATTGTACAAGTTCCCTGCATGGAAATGTTTGGTGAATCTTGTCCGGTTCTAACTGAAGTCAGAAATTGGTTCAAAGACGCCAGTCTCACTGACATGGGTCGTAAGTATTGGAAAAAGCGTAGTTATCTTTTTCAGGGTTTTGTTCGCGAAAATCCATTGAACAGCGATCGTATTCAGCCCGAAAATCCAATTCGTCGATTTATTATCGGTCCACAAATTTTTACTATTATCAAATCTGCACTAATGGATCCCGAACTAGAGGAATTGCCAATTGACTATCAAAAAGGTCTAGATTTTCGTATTCAAAAAACCAACAAAGGTGGATTTGCTGATTACAATGGCAGCAAATGGGGTCGCAAAGAAACCACTCTTACACAGCAAGAACACAATGCCATTGAGCAATATGGTCTTTGGGATCTCAGTACTTTCCTGCCCAAAAAACCAACTGCTGTAGAAGTTCAGGCAATCAAAGAAATATTTGAAGCCAGCGTTGACGGGCAGCCCTACGACATGGAGCGTTGGGGCCAGTATTTCCGACCAGCCGGCCTTAACATGCAAAATGCTCCAGCAGGAACCGCTATCGACGATGATGGCGAACCTTCTATTGCTAAAGCATCATCTAAACCAGCACCCAAGGTGATTGAAACTCGGCAAACTACGCCGGTAGACGATGACGACACTCCATTTGTGGCAGATCCTCCCAAAGCATCTGCAGGTGCTCAGCGTGCCGAAGATATTCTTGCAATGATCCGAGCACGACAAAAACAATAATTGTTGCATATAAAAGTCAAGGGCATAATGCTCTTGACTTTTTCTTGTTTTAACTAGATAAGGAAATTAAAATGGCAAATCGACCATTTGATGTTAGTAAGTTTCGCAAAGAAATAACTAAATCAATTGACGGATTGACTGTGGGATTCAATGATCCCACAGATTGGATCAGCACAGGAAACTATGCATTAAATTATTTAATCTCGGGAGATTTTCAAAGAGGGATTCCTTTGGGCAAAGTGACTGTATTTGCTGGCGAATCCGGTAGTGGTAAAAGTTATATTTGTTCTGGAAATATTATTAAAAATGCACAACAGCAGGGAATCTTTGTTGTGTTAATCGACACAGAAAATGCCCTGGATGAAGATTGGCTCAGAGCATTAGAAGTAGATACCAGCGAAAGTAAACTATTAAAATTGAGTATGGCCATGATTGACGATGTGGCCAAAACCATCAGCACTTTCATGAGTGATTATAAATCTTTGCCGTTGGAAGATAGGCCCAAGGTACTGTTTGTCATCGACAGTCTTGGTATGCTACTTACTCCCACAGATATCAATCAATTCGAAGGCGGTGACCTTAAAGGTGACATGGGCCGTAAACCCAAGGCACTGACTGCATTGGTTCGTAATTGTGTGAACATGTTTGGCAGTTATAATGTTGGTCTACTGTGTACCAATCATACCTATGCCAGTCAAGACATGTTTGATCCCGATGACAAAATTTCAGGAGGTCAAGGTTTTGTCTATGCGTCCAGTATTGTTGTTGCAATGAAAAAACTCAAACTCAAAGAAGATGAGGAAGGTAATAAAATATCCGATGTCACCGGCATTAGATCTGCCTGTAAAGTAATGAAAACTAGATATGCCAAACCATTCGAAGGTGTTCAAATTAAGATTCCCTACGATCAAGGAATGAATCCCTATAGTGGGCTGGTTGATTTGGCCGAAAAGAAAAATTTACTGGTCAAAGAAGGCAATAAATTGAGTTTTACTACACCATCCGGTGAGGTAATTAAACTTTTTAGAAAAGAATGGGAGTCCAATCACAACAATTGTTTGGATACTGTGATGACAAACTTTCATAGTGTTGCTGTCGCTACTACTCAATAAGGAAAACATATGCTATCAGAATTTGCATCTGCACTTTGGTTCGAAATAAAAAGTTTGGTCAATACTGTAGACAAACAACAAGCAGCAGATACTTTTGTGTCGTTGCTGATTGACTTCGACGAGCATGTTGATGACATCAGACAGGCCTTCAAGGGCGATGATCTGATCAAGCAGGCATTGCTATTTCATACTGATCAAGATCAAGATGATGATGAGGACGAGCTCTACGAGGATGACGAAAACGATAATTACAACGAGTAATTACAATGTGGTATAACAAAATCGTTGCTGATCTCTTGACTATTCCGGATTTCATCAATTATTACGAAAACGAATTAGTGACAGCCAAACGAGAATGCACGATCTATGGTAACTTAGAAAAAAATATTTCCCATTTGCCAGGCATAACAGAACAACGATTTAATCAACTTCAAGAAATTGAAGCAGTTCTGAATTTTCTAAACTTACAATTACGAAAACTTCGTAGAAAACATTTTCAAAAATATCTAGAAGCCTACAACAGAGTAATGACCAGTCGTGATGCTGAAAAATATGTTGATGGAGAAGATGAAGTAGTCGAATTCGAGATTCTTATCAACGAAGTGGCGTTACTGAGAAATAAATGGCTGGGACTGATCAAGGGATTAGAAAGTAAAAACTTCATGTTAGGGCATGTTGCCAAGTTGAGATGCGCCGGTCTTGATGATATTTCGATTTCTAACTAATGGCTTTGTAGAGTATACTTTTTTATCAAAATAATTTTGTGAAAATCAATTTGAAAAAAATTTATTCCGCGACTTGTTGATTATAATTAATAGATAAACAGGGAATACAGAATATGGATCGCATTGTAATATGCTCGGGGGGATTTGATCCACTGCACAGTGGGCACATCAGTTATCTAAGTCGGGCTCGTGCAATGGGAGATTATTTGATTGTAGGAGTAAACAGCGACGAATGGCTGACAAGAAAAAAGGGTCGATCCTTTTTACCTTGGCATGAAAGAAGCAATATTGTTCAAAACTTATCAATGGTGGATCAAGTTTGTCAATTTGACGACAGCGATAATTCCGCTTGTGACATCATCAATCAAACACTTGAAAAATATCCTCATAGTAAAATTATTTTTGCCAATGGGGGCGATAGAACCAAAGATAATATCCCTGAGATGTCGATCACAAATCCAAGATTGGAATTTGTATTTGGTGTGGGCGGAGACAATAAGGCCAATAGCAGCAGTGAGATCTTGCAAGAATGGAAAACACCAAAGACAATTCGCACATGGGGATATTATCGCATCTTGCACGAAGAACCACCTCATGTCAAATTAAAAGAGTTGGTGGTAGAACCAGGCAAACAATTAAGTATGCAGAAACATCATGATCGAAATGAATTTTGGTTTGTGAGTCGTGGTTGTGCCACTGTGTACACGGTCAATACTTCCACTGATTCCC